CCACATGATCGGGTGCAGATTTAGAAATTTTTGCCTTTAGTTCAAGACCGTTTTCAGTGACTTTAAGTCCTGTTGCGCGTCCAATAGGCTTGTTATAATCATGATTAAAAAGAATAATAGGATTCTTTTCAAAGTTATTTAGACCGCCTTTAGTCCAGGCCACTGCGTCAATTACATCACCAGCACGATCAAAATCACTTGTACTAGCCATACCACAAATGTGGACTCCTCCATCATCTTCGTCTAAAGCCTTGAAGGTAGAGGTAAGATTAAAAATCTTTTCCATTAGTCTTCGCTCTTTTCTGCAGGTGCAGCCTTGCTCAATGCTGCAAGTGGATCGTCAGCCGGAGCGGGTTCGAGAGCAGGCTCAGGTTTGGGAGCAGGCTCGGGTTCTGGGGCGTGAAGCTGTTTCCACGCATCAGGATAATCATTTTCCATAATAGCAACAAGTCGTGACCAATTACCAAAGTAATTATCTACTTGTCCTATTCGAAGAGGCACATCCGATTGCTTACTATATTCTAGTCGAGTAAAAAGTTTACCCTTTTCCATCATATACATAACAAGAGCATCTAATGCTGCTTTTCGTCCTCTAATTCTCACTCTCTTCTCCTTCTGGTGGTCGTCCACCTTCGTCTGGATTTACTGCGCTTCCTGCAATATTTGCAGGTACTCGCAACTCATCATGTCCTTCTACTGGATCAAATCCAAGAGCGTCTCGCGCTTCGTTTGGCGAAATAATTCCAGTATTTACTAATGCAGAATAGTACTGCGACTGATCTCTTAATTCTGGCTGAAGTGCTGGAATATCTGTGATATCTTCTTTGCACTTAAATCCAAAATGTCTCTCCATTGCAAAATTAATTTTTCGTACAATGGGAAGAATTGTCTCCAGGTAGTACATTCGCATATTTGGTCGAATATTTGCATTATTACCTGAGTCTAAAAGCATGGGAGGTACACCGAGTGCTTTTAAGATAATTTTTTCATTTTCTGCAATTGCGCTTTGAAAATCAAGTTCTTTAAAATTAACATTTGATACTGAGTCTATCTCAATACCGCCATCCAAAATAAGAGGACGTCGACCGCCTGCGTCTGGTCTGTAACGAGCGGACCAAGACTGAATCATTCTTTCTTTAATTTTTTCAGACAGGGTGTTCGGGGATTTTAGTACAAGACCTGGAACAGCTCCATTCTTAAAAAAGTTATCTTGGAAGTCCCGCATACTTCTCATTAGTACCATCGTTCTGAGTGCGGGCTTTAGGCGTGAAACACCTCGATAGATAGAATAGAAAGAGTTATCCTTAATGTGAATAATCTCACTGGGCTTGTAGTCTACTTTCTCATTAAAACTAAATCTTTCAATATAAGTAGTATCGCTTGCATGAATAGTTACTTTGTTTGCGGGAAGATGGTACATATGTACACCATCAAAATAAATAAAAATATTACCATCTAACAAATAATCTGTAATTAAGTTCCGGCGAAAAGTGCTAATATCTTGAAAAGGGTTGGGCTCTTTGTTTAGTAATAGTTCTACACGGGAACGCTTAATACCTTTTATGACACTAGACATGCCTTGAACTTGTCCGCCGACGGCAATAGGAATCTCTGATGCATCGTCAACGATTAAATTTACGCCTCGATTAACAATTTCGAGGTCTTCATAGGCTCTCTCGTAGTTTACTACCTTTTCTCGAGAAGGCTCTGTTTTATGGTCATAATAAGGTTGAGCAGGATTTAATTTTTCCTCCATATCCTTATCTTGCCAAAAGTTATACCAAGCCATGCTTTCCTCTTTGAATCTCTACCCAGCGTTTTTGTTTAGGTGCTGAGTGTAGTGTTGGGTTACGCCCATAAATTGAATGCAATTTCAAGTGATGTGCATGGCATATAGTAACAGTCTCTTCGTATAACTCTTCAATATGCTCGTTTATAAATTCATCTCGAAAGTCTCTTATATCCTCCATGTGGTAGTCTTTTTCTTTAACCCACTTTTGAAGGAGAGGACTTAAACTATAGTAGTGATGAAAGTCGAGTTGAGCGTCAGCACCACAGATGTAGCACTCACTTCCTTTCTCGTATCTTGCTTTTGCCTTGTCCCGTATATACTTTACGGGATCTCGTTTTAGCTCTGTCATCTTTGAATCTACTACTTTTTATTAACGAAATTATATCGTGAGGGAACTAAATTGTCAACTATTATTTTTCTCTGGTCCTATTAGAATCCAGTAGTTGAAGTTTCAAATGAATACAATGCATATCGAAGTGCATCTGCCATGTGTGAGGCCATATTGTGTTTTGGTTTTTCTCTGGCCAAGTTAGGATTTGGATCCCATTGATATTGATCTAAGCAGGCTAAACTTTCTTTACAGTGCTGATTTATAAAAAGACTATCATTATCAACAATACCAGCCACATGAGCAATGCCGTCAAGAACAGACTTTTTGGCATTAGTGGTAGTAATATCATAATTCTGAGCAAAGTCAAATCTAGTTTGCTGAGCCGCTGAATCAATAAAGATATAATCAATATCCCACTTTTCCATAAGTTTGCGAATCTCAGTCGCATGTTGTTCAGTAGTTTTTTCAGCGTCTAAGTACTCATCAAGTAAATAGTATTTTTCGCTATCCCAGTCGTACCCTAGTACACAAAAAGCCGTGGGATCGCGATACCCCACATCAAGCCCTGCAAATATATCCATTTTCGAGGTGTCGAGTTCTTCCAAGTTTTCGACACACGTTTCGTGATTAAAGTTCCAAATTTGTCCTTCATAGGTATTAAAGTCGGCTTCGTATTCTTGCTTAAACTCAGCTTCGGACATACTTTTTCTAGCTTCTGTAACATCCGTTTCAGACATACGAGGATTATCTTTATAAGTTGCTCGTATCGAGGCCCATTCTGGAAAGTCATCTGTAAATCCCCTATTAAAAAACTCTGCAAACCAATGATTTTTTCCTCGTGGAGTGGAAATAAATAAGGCTTTCGAGTTATCTTTGTCGAGTGTAGGACGAAGTGCAACATTGAAAGCTTCTTTACCGTCTGCCAATGCTGCCTCATCAAAGATAATTAGATCATAACTTCTACCTACACAAGAATCAACCTGATTAATAGATCCCATTCTTATAGTGGATCCATTAGTCAACTCAATTACTTTATCTTTCGCATTATCCTTTGCGACCTCTAGATCAAAGTGTTTGATAAGCTGTCGCTGAAGGTCGAAAGAAATCTGAGACAAGGCATAGTTCGGAGACATAATTAATATGTGTGAACCAGGGACTAGTGATACTAGTTGCCCGATTATATTTGCGATATACGTCTTGCCCTGCCTTCTAGAAATAGCTGCTGTGACAAAACGATATTTATTATTATTAATCGCATTTATGATCGCCATTTGAGACGGAAGAGGTGATATGCCGAGTAGTTCCAAATATGGATCTACTGGAAGTTTGAGAAACCTCGTCTCAGATTGAAAATCAACAAGTTGTTCAGAGACTAAGTCTCTTCTACTAATTTCTACTGCCATGTTACCTTCTTAATCGTTTTTTCTATGTCCGTTCCAAGCTGCAAAGCCTGCGACTCGAAGAGCCCAGTATGCTAAGTAATTTAACAACTTAAAACCATTTACTTCAATACAAATATCTCGAAAAAGCGTATCCATCCACTTTTGATCTTTTTTACCAATATCTGTTCCATCTTTCTTAGTTAGAGTAGCATACTTGTAGCCATAATCGTGAACAAGACCGCCCATAAGTAATACACCGGTAGGAGACAGCCACATAGCAAGAAATTTAGGGACAGACGCACCATCAAATTGGAAACCCCGGGGAATAACATATTCATCTACTCCAAGTGTAAAGTGGAAGTCGTCACAGATCTCCCACTGACGAACGCCTAACATCCACATCCATATTGCTTTCCAAAAACCTTTGTCTTTTGTTTGAATTGGAAGAGGCTTCATATGAGGCATTTCTTTATACATAAATCCTACTCTGTTCTCTCCTTGGCCATCAAAAATACTTGCTACAAAGCCAATCAGAATAAGAGTGATTACAATAGTCCACTGCCAAAAGTTTACTGCAAGATCAAGTAAAAAGTCCACTTATTTTCCTTTTTGGTATGCTTGTGCTCCAAAGAACGCTGCTACCAAGCCTGCAACCGCTACAAAGTAAGTCGGTGCCATATCTCCTAAAATACCAGAAGCCTTATCTAAACCAACAAAATCAGCACCAACAACAGCGAAGGGATACAGCAGCATACCACCAAGAGCGTACCATGCCATATTTCTTTGTGCATCTCGCATTGCATCTGCATCCTCGAGTTCTTTGCGTTTGAACTCCATGTACATTGCTTTTTCTTCATCATCTACTTTTCCGTCGCCGTTTGTATCGGCTGGATGAAATTCACTCATTACCACTTCACCTTATCGGCCCAATAAGCTGCGCTCATTTTGCCCTTTGCAATGTTTTTGCGGTGACGTGCTTTGAAAGATGCACGCTTACGCTTCATTGCTTCTGACTCTCCTGCTTTTGGTTTGCCGGCAGTTTTTGCTCCTTGTTGCCCAAAACGAATCGTCTTAACTTTGGTGCCAACTTTTGCCACTACAATATGTGACTTTTTTGCGTGCCCTGGAGTGCGTTTTGGTTTATTAAAACCTGATACTCCGGCACGCTTTAATCTTGAATCGCGCTTTTTACCTTTTCTTTTTACCGCCACGCTTCATTCTCCTTTTCGACTTTGTAAAAGTTTTTACCATAGTCGGCTTACCCCCTGGGTTACCTGCAGCTCTCTTACGTCGTATTGCAGATCGTCTTTCTGCGGGTGTCATACTAGCAGCTTTTGAAGCGGGAACACACTTTGGATATTTACCTTTTTTAGACGTCTTACGCCCACAAGGCATATACCCCCCGCCCTTTTTGGGACGGGAGATATCTACCCAGCTTTCTTTGAACCACTTTGTAAGGCCACCTTTAGGCTTTGCCATTACATTTTGTCCATAATAGGCTTACCAAACTTAACCCAGCCCCAGTGAGCTGCCCAACCTACTGCGATTCCAAGAATGAAGTCCATTATTTTCTCCCTCGCTTTTTCTTCAAAATTGCTTTTTGAAGAGCCATTGGTAGCTTTTTCTGCTTTGCAGTTAAGCCCATAGACTTTTTCTTTTTACCTTTTTTAGCCGGACGGCCTCGCTTTTTACCATAAGTTCCTTTACCTGCTGGCATTATTTACTCCCCATGCGGTATTTACCGCCTTTGGCTTTGTAAGTTTTTACAAGCCATCCATTTGCGTAAGCTGAAGGATACACTGCAAACTTACGCTTCGCCTGAGCTTTTACTTTTGCGTAAAGCTTTTTGTTTGTTGGTATTGGCTTCTTCTTTGCTGCTTTTCTACGCCGCTTTGCAGCCATTTACAGTCTCTTAGGCTGCCCAAGGCTGCCCCGACCCCGTAGTGGGAGTAACTTTCTCTGTAAGTTGAGCATCAAGACTTGCTTCAAGACGAGTGACTTCATCACTGCCAAGTGCCGCTTTTGCCCAAGCAATTGCATCTGCTTGAGTAACCTTTGCCCATTCGATGAAAGTATCTCCGGGATCTGCGAGTGCAACGGTTCCATATACTTCGGCTACATGGTCTCCTTGAGTTTTTGTAGCTCTCCAATGAACCGTTCCGACAACGTTTGTTTTGCCTCCGGAAGAGACGGCATAATCAAGAGCTGCTACTGTCCATACATGTGACATAATTTATTCTCCTGGCTTATTTGCTTCTAAATGTGCTTTATAAGCATTAACAACTGTTTCGGTGTGTACTGCTGCGCAAATTCCTTTAACTTCGGCACTTTCACTTGAAGTGTCCGCACCTGGTTCAATTACGCGCCTGTGAAAAGACCGTGAAATTTCTTTA